GACCTCGTTAGTCCAGCTTGCTTGCTGTTCACTTCGCAATGCGGTGTTTTGTTCGCATCGTTCGTGGCTGGAGTACCCCAATATAAAGACCCGCTTTCTCTGGTGAGGTGCGCCAACTTCACTCGCTGAGAATACTCCTGCCGTTGCTCGGTAACCCAAGCCTTCCAGTTCTCGGAGGACATATTGGAGAACTGATTCTCCGTCTCCTGTCTTGGCTGAGATGATTCCTTCCACGTTTTCGAGGAAAACAATTCGAGGTTGGCAGTCTCTGATTCCGTCTCTGATGTATGGGAACAAGTGTCGTGGGTCTTCGGTTGCTTGACGCTTTCCGGCAGCTGAGAAAGGCTGACAAGGGAAGCCTCCTGAGAGGATGTCCACGCATCCACGAAACTTTCCGTATGGGAATGTTTTAACGTCCGTGAAGATAGGTGCTTCATCCAGTTGACCCGATTCAATCTTCGCAACCAGGTTCGCGATAGGGAATCCTTCCCTCTCCACGTAAGCGATTTCTCGCAGATTTGGGAGAACTCTTCGGAGTCCAAGCCCAAGGCCTTCATATCCTGTACAAAGGCTGAGGTGTGTAATTTCTTTGGTAGTATCCACATTGTATCTTTCTGTTAGTGTTAGTTGATTGTTGTTTGTGTAAAAATGTTGCACCTTTCTTAGCCTCTCCCCTCTCCTCCCTATCACTTGGGAGTACAATTCGAGGGTATGACCTAGAGTATCCGAAGATAAGCCTCTCTAGGCGAAGCTAAGTGGTGCTGTGTGATAAATTCTAGAAGCCGTAGGCTTCGTTAGCTTTACTGGTTAAGTAATCGAGATTTGCTTCGAGCTTCTTGAACCACGAACTGTGATAGTATCCATCTCTATGCCTTGGGAGCTTCAAGTTTGGCGTATCTTCATTCCACTCCTCGTCGTATGGATAGCCCTCTGAGACTTCATACTCTGTCAATTCATAGGTGTTATCCTTGTAATCAATAAAGACCCAAGCATCCTCTGGCCTTGCGATAAGGTGGTTACCATCGCACACCTCGAACCACACTTGTAACCTTGCGGTCATGTCATGTCGAAGAGGAATCTCGATAGTCTCGAATTCAATCCCACTATCTAATTTTTCGTACTTAATATTTTTTGCTTTTTCGTGTATCATATTGTTTATTTATTTGTTGTTGCGTAAGTTGCTTATGAGAAGAATTACTGGGATGAAGCCCAGCCCTATGATGCAGCCGACTGCTGTTCCGTTGGCCATGCTGAGGTTTCCGGCAACGAAGCCTCCAAGCCAGTCGCTGGTCGCATTGCCCAGCCCTGCTCCGATGACTGCTCCCAGCCCTTTTTGAAGGGCCTTGGGAAGGTATCTCTCAACCTCGTAGCCTGTCATTGCACCGATAATCATTACTAGATTGTCGATGACTCCGAATGTTATGTATTCAAATGTCATGATTATATTTCTATCTCCTGTTCTGCTTTTTCTTCAATGAGCGACCGAAGTTCAGTCGCATCTTTATAGTTCAGAGATTTGAGTTCAACCTCCTCGCCCTCCTGGTCGTAAAGGCAGATGTTAATATCTACCACGTTGATTCCGTAAACTTTTTGCGTCACGTATTCGTCTCCACAGTAAGAGGAGATGCCACCCTCCTCGATTGTGTAGTCCACTAATCCCTGAACGTGTAGCGGATGTTTATGTTTTTGGGAGATGAACTCCTCTATTTGTACTTCTATTGTTTTCATAGTTTGTGTGTGTGTGGTTAGTTAGATTTAAAGTAAGCTACGGCCTCAGCAATTGGCATTTGATTGATGCACACCCAATTGTCTTTAAACTTTTGCCACATTTGGTTGTTAAACCAACCCATACGTTCTTTTGTAATGTTGTATTTTTTCTTGCCGTATTTGTAGTAACCTTTTTCGCCCTTCTCAAATACAATCATATTGCGTGACATCAGCTTTTTAACATCCTTAGTCACTAAGTAATCAACAAGCACATCGCTGACAATACCATCTAATCCATAACTTTCAGGGTAATCTGCCTTTAATTGTTCATCAATCTTACGCAAATCTGCGTGAAAGTTATTGGTCGGATTCTTGGGATGCTTGTAATGCATATCGCTAGCACCTACACCATCATTGCTGACACAAGCAAATGGCTTGCCGGCAATGTATATATCAGCCTGGAAACAATTAGTTTCATGACTGGCAAACTCTGAGTGTTTGATATTTTTAAGAGTGATTTTCATAATGTTTATTTTTGTGTTTTTTATATATGTGTGTTTATTAACTCTAATGCTGTTTTTATTCGGTTATTAAGCAAGATAAGATTTTGTCATATTCGTTAAAGTCTTTTTCGCTTTCATATGTCATGTCGACCAACTCCGCATTTAAATTGTCAATTACTGTTCCATTTTCTAAAAGGTAAAATTTCCATCCGTCAGCGGACTTTAGTTCTTTGATATATTTAGTTTCGTTGTTCATAATGTTTATAGTGTGTGTGTGTGTTTAGTTTGTTGTTTTACTGAGTTCCTTTAGGTTATCAATCAGCGCATTTATTTGCGCTTGAATTTGATGAGTTGTTAATTGCTTACCGTGCAAATGCATACCGGTAGTCCATTCGTCATCGTCATTGCTATTATCAGTTATCATTATGCCACTTGTGATTATTGCGGATAAACGTGTGATGTTTTTATGTAAATGAATTTGTAAGTTATTTGTTTTCATATTAGCGTCCCCATGCTTCTTTGATTGTTACCCATATGATGGCCTGCAGTTCGTATGATTTCAAGCCTTTATTTTCTGCAATCTCATTTGTAAGAGCCTCAACCCTTCGGTATTGAATCTCTGTGCAACTCTCCTGAGTCTCTGTGATTCCATCCTTTGGCTTGCATAGGCAAGCTCTCAAGTGCCACTTGTCAATCGTCACATGATTGCGAGACAGTCTGCCCACATTCATGGCAAAGGCATGAGTCTTCGGACTCTTGGCAGATATATAAGTGCCGTCCTGCTCATCCTCTCCAAGTACACGCCAAGCCTTATGCTTGTTTGCATTGTACGTGCATACCTTGAATGAGTCAAGGCTCTCGCCGGCGTGATATGATTTGATGAGTTGTTCCGCGTCAATTTTGTTGCGTTCCCATTTGTTGTTAGGACTGAGACAGGAAACCACGGCAGCCACCTTGTAGCGGTCCACGTTGTACTTCTTTGACATCTTGCGACAAAAGGATTGCGCATCCTTGTACCAAGCCTTGCCAGATTTTACCTGGTCGGGTGTGGCCTGAGAAAGCCATGCATTCAAGTTGTTTCGAATGATTCGGTCGGTTGTCTGTGCTAGTTTATGTTGCATATGTTTGTTTGTTTATTGGTTGATGACTTCTATTTTTTGGATTTTCAAACCCTCAGGTTCGCATTTCTTTAGCCTCTTCAGGGCATCCTCAATTGCGTTTTCGTGACAGACATCATAGTGACAGGTTCGTACACATTTCGAAGTACTATAACTGTACGTATTAATGCAAGTGTATGTTATTTTTATATCCATTTGTTTATTTGTTTGTTTGTTTAATGGAATACGATTTGTTCAAGCATCCCACTTCTTTTTGTTGTACTGCATTTCCAAGGGTTGTAAACGGCCTCTGCATATCCGTCTTCCCATTCGTCCGCAATTTTATCTAATGTTTCAATTGGCATTTCAGTAGAGCAACCACTCTCAAAGTGAATCGTTGCTTTTTCTTTTACAATATTTAGGTCGATTGCAGTCACTGTTTCCTTGACTGGGATTCCAGGCGAGCCATGCAAGCAATCTTTCCCTATTAGGTTATTTAGTTTTTTCATATGTTTATTGGTTTATTTTGTGTAAAATTCCTCTAATTCTTCAGCTTTCTTGAATGCTTCATCAAAGGTTTCAAAAGCGTACTCGCTGTCTACATTATAGTCACTTCCATGGTGGAATCTGACTAAATATGTATTGAATTCCTCTTTATCTATGTCCCATTTTGTACTATTTGGAAGGTATACTTCAAGTATGGCATTGTTTGGTAATGCTCTAGATACCGATGCACAGCAGTCATTTCCGTACGAGGCATCTTGCCATTCATTGCCAAGCAATGAGATGAAGTCCTGAATTAATGGATTGGCTAAGTTTGGATTATGATTTGTGTATTGTGTCATATGTTTTCTATATTTGATTGTTTATTGGTTTGTTTGCTCACCGATTTTTGCAGACTTGCAACTGCCTTTGGTTGGTTTAAACAGGCAGTTTTCAGTCACTCATTGCTCCTACTCACTGCCTCTAAAAATCTAAGTTGTTAATTCAAATTTTATCGGTCAAACGTGGCTTTCAAATTCCTATTGGAATGTCTGACAATCGCTCCTTGCGTACCGACTGAGCTTGTCGGTCATTGCGGGTGGCTCGCATGAAATATCGCTTCATACTGCGAAGGGTTCCCAATCAACCCTCAAAGAGCATCAAGTTTTAATTTGATGTTCACATTAAATCATAAATCTCAAAATCCGTAAATACAAAAAAATGAATCTCGAATCCAAAAAAATGAAACTAACAAAAATCCTCACGCGCGCGCGCGTATGTATATTTATTACTTAGAACCAGGGATTCACCCCAGTAACCGGTTGGGTACAATCACCCAAGATGTAAATGAGTCAGGCGGGACCAGGTTAAAACCCTGAAGACAAGTAGGGACAAACCCCCAATGCAGCACAAATCCTTTACAAACAATTAACAATTAAGGACAATACCCCAAAAATACACCAAAAAACTAGGGGAATCACTCTAAAAATCGCGTATATGCTCCTTGCAAATGTTTTGAGAGTATAGGTACACGTAAGCAATTAAAACGATTTCTAAGGCATCTCAGAGGCTTGCAATCGCCAATTGGGTAGTTTCACCCTATATTCCAGTCTAAAGCCAATCCCCTATATGTAAATGATTCAGGACCAGCTGAGGGATTATATTGTAGTAAGTGGGGTCAATAACTCATTACGTAAGAAACCGAAAAAAAATAGTCTCATATATGTATAGTGTAAAAGAATTTACAAACATGGGGTCAATCCCTTAGCGGCGCAGGAACACCTTAGACCCGGTTGGGGTCAACCCCCCAGAATGTAAAAATGGGTAGCCAGTGTAAGGTGTATACCTGGGGGCTTTACAAAATAGGGGGAATGCCTTACGCACACACGGAAGGGTAGGGTAGAGTGGGGTGGGGGAGGTTGCGCATGCGGGCGTGCTTGCGTGTATATATATATAAACAGCCCCTCAAAAAAATAGCTCCCTCAAGGGGCTTACTGCGACTACCCCTACCATGGTAGTCAGTCTTAGGTAGTCAGACCATGATTTCCTTTTCGCTCACTTGTGGTTCGCTACGTTTATGACCTTATTGCCTTATGGCTTGGAAACCTTAAGGTAGGGATTGTATCATGGGGTGAATCATTGTCAAGTCAAATATTCGTAAGTCATTGATATATATCTATTGACACCATGTGGTAATATACCCAGATTGTAAAACATACTGATGAGTAACGAAAAAGAACAGTTAATGGTTGAGATTGCGGAAAGCATAAAGGATGTGGCTGAGAAGAAGTCCGCACTTCATGTCAAGAGTCTCAGTGTGTATGCACCAGAAAAGGTAGCGGAGTTGCTGTATCTTTACTCGACTGGTAGTTCCCAGACGAGACTTGTTCGCAAGTACGGCTTTGACCGTGAGACCGTAATATCTGTCCTGGCGGACTACGCTGACCACATGGGTAAGTTCAAGGACTTGAGTGGTAGGATTGCTGCCAAGGCTTACTTGAATCTGTCCAGTCTGGAGGAGGACTTGATAGACAAGGTGCGTGACCGCATGGAGAATGACCCCGAAATGGAGGTTGGTTTCAAGGACCTCAAGGAACTTTCAATAGCAAAGGCTAACTCGGCTCGTGAGGCACTCACGGCACGTGGGGAAGCCACGAACATTACTGAGGAACGCAAGGTGTATACTCAAGATGATTATGATAAAACAATCGAAGCCGCCAAGAAGAGAATCGCCGATGCGAAGAAGGTAGATGCTGAGATTATAGATATAAAGGATTAATATGTTTATGATAGACGAAGACCACGAGAATATATATGCGGACGTTCGAGCAATATTGGCCGAGCACTTTCCTAACTTTTGTTTCGTAGTAATGGATGATACTGGTGATTTCTACTATGACTACACCAATGCCCCCATTGGTAAGATGTTGATTAATGAGATGCGTGATGACATGGAGGGCGGTAGTTTTGAGGATGACTGGACCTGGGACTATGATTCCGAGGATGTGTCGGACGATGACTCACTATACGAGGACTAATATGGGAAAAGGATGCGCACCACGACCGGGACACAATGCTGAGAAGCAGAGTAAGAACCACGATGAGATTGACTGGAGCAAGAAGCTCAGGGACAGAAAGATAATAGTCCGAGTCAATGGCAAGCGTGTAAAGGATTAATGATTGAATTTACCAAGCACCCAATCCTCAAGCCACCCACGGATGAGGAGATAGTAGCACTTGGCGAGATTGACCCAAAGCTACTGACTGAGCTACACAAGGCTCACGAGGGACGTATCGAGGCATCAATTGATGACCCACTAAAGTATGGGTTCGATTTGCCAGGATGGGACCGTATGCGTGGTGCACTGGACAAGTACGATGAGGTAATTACATTTGGTGGTAACAGAAGCGGTAAGACTACAGGATGTGCCAAGATGGTCATGGAGGCTGTGACCAGCAACATGAACGGACACGTTGTTTGTTTCAGTCAGAACGCTGATACATCCGTGAAGGTACAGCAGGCTGCAGTGTGGGAAATGATGCCCAAGGAGTTCAAGAGAAAGACCAAGAGCATTGATGGCTATATTAACTTCTCAATGCAGAATGGTTTTACTGGCAGTAGCTTTATCTTCCCTGACACTCACACCAGAGTGGACTTCAAGACTTATACGCAGTTCAGTAACAACCAGACTATCTTGGAAGGTTTTGAATTTGGATTCAAGAACCCAGAGGGTATAAACATTGGTGCATGGCTTGATGAGTACCTCGGAGATGCCGCACTTGTGAACACTCTACGTTTCCGACTAGCCACACGTGACAGTAAGATGATTCTGGGATTTACTCCTATTGATGGTTATACGCCATTTGTTTCTGAGTACTTGAAGGGTTCTGAGACAATAGAGACTCGACATGCTGCCCTACTGGACAAGGAGGTTCCGGTTGTGCAGTACAGCCCTGAGCGTGATGCTGGAGTTGTGTATCTGCACTCGGACGAAAACCCCTTCGGTGGTTACGAACGTATAGCAAAAGATTTACGTAACGAAAGTAACGACAAGATAATGGTACGTGCCTATGGGTTACCTACTAAATCAATGACATCATTGCTGCCGAACTTCTCACCTGAGATAAACGTAGTAAGCGAAAAGCCAAACAAGCACGGCATTTCATTCCCCGACAAGAAGGACATGACCTGGTATCAAGTAGTTGACCCAGCATTTGCTCGTAACTACGTATCCTTGTGGGCTGGTGTAACAGAGAATGATGAGATATATATACGCAAGGAGTTCCCAGACAGAGCCACGTATGGCGAGTGGGCACTGTTTGGTGACCCCAAGTGGCGATATGGTCCAGCCTCCAAGAAGTTAGGACTGGACGTTGAGGCATACGTAGAACTCTTCAAGGACATAGAGGAAGACCTTGGTATTAATGTAATGGAACGAATCGGGGATTCACGTTTCTTTGCTAAGGAGAATGAGAACAATGTTGATTTGTTCACTAGATTTTATGACTACGGTATGAGCTTCATACCATCCGATGGTCAACAAGAACAGATTGGTTGTACTGCTCTGGACGAGTGGTTCAATTATAATCCAAACTACGATATTGATGAAGCCAATCGACCTCGCTGTTATGTCCACAAGGACTGCGAGAACCTGATTGATAGCATCATTAACTACAACTCAAACGGTAAGGCTGACGAGGCACTCAAGGACTTCTTTGATATTCTGCGCTACTTGCGGATGTCCAATGGGGGAATGGGACCTGATTACTTTACCACAAATGATATGCACGTAACCAATCGTGGCAAAGGAGGATACTAATGGCTAAGAAGAAATTAATTAAGATAGCGGAAGAACAAGAGGTTGAGTTCAAGGAGGCTATGGAAATAGCACTTGAGAAACTTCCAGAGGGTAGCTTAACAGGCAAGGGCAAGAACACATGGGTAAGCGAGGAGGGCACATCCATCCTTGAGGAGTCCTTCATGATTACTGAAATCATCCCGAAGCACTTCAAGGGTATTGTTCTGAACGATTGCCCTAACCCAAAGTACGTAAGCGTACTGCACCCAGAGACACGTAAGCGTGTTAATGTTTTGGTTCCACGTAAGTGGCAGGGTAAGTTGGCAAAGAAAGAAATTACTTTTGAGTCAATTGAAGACATAAACGGAGCAAGCTACAGATATGTTGGAAAGCGATAAGCTAACACTTGACCGTAATTGGTGCAGGGAACAGAGCGATAGATTTGCCTCATGGGAAATACTTCGGCGTACAGTTCTGCACGAAACTTCCGTCCCAATGAATAATGGTGAACTATGTGATATAATCGGCGTATCATCGAGTTACACTATACGACTACTCAAATCACTACAAAAACGCCCAGACACCGAAGATGCTGAATGATTCAATTTCTAACTCGCTGACATACGTCAGTGATGAACCCGATATTAAAACCCTGCGATATGCTTATGACGAAACCGTCACTGAGCTTGAGTCATACTTTGACCTATGTCGCACATCATACGATGACCGCCGTAACTGGTGGGCTGGTAAGAGCCGCGACCACCGTAAGCACGGTGCTGACGCATTCCCCTGGGAAGGTGCATCCGACATGGAGTGCCACCTTATTGACGAGCGTATTACTCGTCTCGTGTCTTTATTTATGGCTTCACTCAACAGAGCGAATGTTCGTGCCTTCCCTGTGGAAAGCAATGACATTGCGAGAAGCCGTCTCGTATCGGGATTCTTGAAGTGGATGGTAACATCAGGTTACATCCCTCGTTTCTTCCGTGAGATGGAACTTGGAGCCAACTATTTGCTTGAAAGAGGTATATTGATTACATATGTTGGATGGCAACGTGAGGACAGACGAATCCTACAAAACCTAGACATAAATCAGATTGGACAAGTCAGCCCAGAGGTAGCACTTGCTATCCAGGATGGGAAAGATGATGAAGAACTAACCGTCCTCCTTCAAGCAACATTTGAGGGCACAACAAAGAAACGTGCCAAGAAAGCACTCAAGGACTTACGCAAGAATGGCGTAGCTGAGTTGCCGATTGTACGCAGACAGGTCAACGCACCCGATGTTAAGACACTAGCACCTGATGGTGACTTCTTCTTTCCACCGTACGTGACTGACCCACAGCGAGCACCTTACTGCTTCTGGAAGACTTACTATACTCCGCAGGAGTTAGAGAACAAGGTTGTTACTGATGGCTGGGACGAGGACTTCGTACAGTACGTCATTGAGAAGTATCGTGGAGTAAACATTGACAGCATCGAGCGTGAACAAGAAGGTCGCCGCAGTCTAAGCCTTACCGATAATGCTTATGAGGCCGAGGAACTGATTGAACTATGCTATGGTTATCAACGCTTGGTTGACCCAGAAGATGGTGCTGAGGGCATTTACTGCACAGTGTTCCACCGTGACTTTGATGGCAATGAAATGGTTCAGGGCTATGCTAAGTTTGAATTACTGAACGGATACGAGGATTATCCTGTTGTTGTGACTAAGTTATCAGAGGATAGCAAACGTCTTTACGACACCATGACTATTCCTTCGGTGCTTCGTGGTATTCAGAACCAAGTAAAGGTTGAGCGTGATTCACGTGTTGACCGCAACAGCTTGGCTACCTTACCTCCTATCCTTCACCCGGTCGGACAGGCTCCTACTGATTGGGGTCCAGGTCGTATGATTCCGTATCGCCGTAAGGGTGACTTGGACTTTGCTCCTACGCCCCCACCGCCCACTGGCTCGGTTGAGATTGAGAACACATTAACCACGCTTGCTGATAAGCTTGTTGGTCTTGATGACTCACAAATCAGTCAACTGCGTAAACAGTTCTTGGTTGATAAGTTCCTTAGCCACACGGCAGAGGTTCTACGTATGGCATTCAAGTGTTTCCAGCGTTTCGGACCTGACGAAGTATTCTTCCGAGTGACAGGTATCCCCGACTCTCAACTAATGAACAAGGGCAACCCTGATGAAAACTTTGACATTATGATTAACTTTGATGTTATGAATAATGACCCAGAGACCGTTGAGAAGAAGATACAACAACTTGTTCAACTTAACCAACTCAACGCAAATGGTAGACTTAATGTTGATGCTCTTCTTGATATTGCCGCTGCGTCTATTGACCCTGTTATGGCTGATGCAGTTCTCCAGCCTGTTGAGGATGCACAGCAACAGATTGTTAAGGATGTGACTGATGACCTTGCTAAAATCTTTGCTGGTATTGAAATGCCAGCTCGTCCATCCGGGGCGCAGATTGCAATTCAGGTTATTCAGCAGTACGCTCAACAGCCTGACGTTGCACAACGTCTACAGACTGATGAAGCCTTTGCTGCACGACTACAGAAGTACATGGGACAATACACGTTCCAAATGCAACAAGCACAGAACGCTCAGATTGGTCGTGTAGGTACAGCACCTGCGGAAATGGGTAACATTCAAACACAAGGACTATAATGGCTGATATGCCCCCAGCAAATATTTCTCAAGTAGAACAAGCTAAACGAGCAGAGGATGCTATGTTCAAGAATGAACTCTTTGAGAGAACTAAACTGAACGAAGGATACAGGGAAAGCGTATACAAGGACTCCAAGGGTAATCCAACAATTGGTATTGGTTTTAATTTAAATGATGCAGATAACCTGCGTTACTTAAAAGAAAGAGGAGTAAATGCTGAAGCCTTAATATCTGGAAAAGAAGCACTAACTCCAAGTGGAGTAAAACAGCTTTATGTGTTCAGTATGAACAAGGCGTACAATGATGCCTTGAAGTATGACCCTGACTTGGCATCACGACCAAGAGCTGCCCAAGCCGCAATACTTGATATGTCCTTCAACTTAGGTCTCACAAAGCTAAACAAGTTTGTTGAAATGAAGAAAGCACTTCAAGCAAATGACTATCAAAAAGCTGCGGATGAAATGGTTGATAGCAATTGGTTCAAGCAGGTAAAGACACGTGGACCACGTATGGTTGACATAATGCGTTCCGCATCAAAGTAATTTATGAACATCCAAGACGATATAGAAAAGCTACATGACTACGAGGCATTTGCTCGCTTCGTTAAAATGATTCACGAACTACGTGAGGAGACAATACAAGAACTCCATGAAGCCACAAGTGAGCAGATACAACAAGTATCCGGACGTATCATTACGTATGACCAAATCATACAGATGGCTGGTTTCGATAAGTTGAAAAAGGTATACGCAGATTATATGTAACACCCTATGTTATAATGCGCTCATCGGCATCGCTCGCCGTTAATGAGTGGACAAATTATGACAGACGAAATCGAAACAGGAGACGCTGAACCTGTAGAAAACACAGTGGACAATACTAATATATCCGTCACGGATTTCGCTAATCGGCGACTCGGTGAGTTAAACTCAAGGAATGAAAGTTCCGAGAGTGAGCTTACAGAAAACGCCCATGAGCAGGAGTCAGAAGAGGAAGTCGAAGAGGAGGTAGAGGAAACCGAAGAGGTTGCCGAAACTGAGTCCGAGGAAGAATCCGAAGAGTCCCAAGAATCCGAAGATGTTCTTTCACAGTTGGACCTGGACGAAATGTCCGAGGAGGATTTGCGTGAACTATCTGAAAAGCTAGGGAGCCGTGCAGTAGCTCGATTCGGTGAATTGACTGCTAAACGTAAAGCTGCCGAAGCTCAAATCAAACAGTTAGAAGCCAAACTTCAAGAGAAGCCTGACCCATTAAAGACACGAAAAGTCGAAAACAATCCGTACAGTAAACTCGATTCTATCGAAGCGTTACAAGATAAAGCGGAGGAAGTCGATGGTGTTGTTGAATGGGCTGAGGACTTATTATTTGAAAGTGATGGCTTCAGCGCAGAAGACGTAGTAACCGAGATTGAAGGCAAGGAGTGGACAAAGAAGGATGTGCGACAGGCTTTATTAAAAGCACGTAAGGCACAGAAAACTTTTCTCCCTGACCAGCTCAGTAAAGTTCAAGCACAAATCGAAGGGGAACAGCTTGCTGGTTCCTTTGGAGAACGTGCTAAAAAAGAACTGGACTGGCTTGATGGTGAGGACAACGACTTGCGTAAACAATACGAAGCCATCGTTGGAGATGACCGCATGAAGCAGATTAAGAAAGTCTTCAAGCGTGAAGCCCCAGAGCTTGGTGCTCAACTCGATTACTGGTTTGCTCACGCAACCAATAGTATCTATGGCCGTAAGCCAGTAGAGACAAACAAGAAGGTAGCTCCTTCATTAAATCCTCCAAAGACCGGGAATCCATCCGCTGCCCAATCTGAAAAAAGTATGGGAAGAACTGCCAAGGCTCTAAAAGAATTAGAAGCCAGGTTTAAATCGACTGGTAGTGCAAACGATTTCGCCGCCTTACGAAAACTTAAAATGGCTTCACGCCGTTAACTAAACAATAACTCATTAATAATAACTTATAATGTCATTCTCAAATACATTCGACACCACCAATACTGGTTCTGGTGTTTCCAATCGGGAAGACTTGACTGATGTCTTGACTATCCTTGCTCCTGAAGAGACTCCTATTCTCTCTTCAGCTAACAAACAACGTGCTACTGCTACTAACGTAGAGTGGACTGTTGATTCGCTAAGTGCTCCAAGTACTGCTGGTATCTCTGAAGGTGCTGACGTAACTGCATTCACTGACCAATTCGCTGGTCGTGCTCGCCTTGGTAATCGTGTTCAAAAGTTCCGTCGTGATTATATGGTTTCCGACCTCCAAGAGGCTGTTGATTCCGTTGGTCCTGCTAAGATTGCTCAAGCAGAAGCTAAAGCTATCCGTGAACTAAAACGTGACATCGAAGCTACACTTGCTGGTGCACAAGACAGTGCTATTGAAAACGGTGCTGGTGTTGCTAATGCCCTTCGTGGTCTTGGAAAATGGCTTGAGTCCACTGCCAACACTGGTGGTGCTGGTGCTCCTGCTGATGTTCCTGCTACTTTCCGCACACCTGCTGGAAGTATTGCTGACGTAACTGATGATGTGTTTGCTGAATCAGAGCTTAACGCTCTTATTACATCCATCTTCACTGTTACTGGTTCTACTGACAACCTAATGCTTATTGCTGATACTGCTCTTCGTAGCGACATCAGTGACTTCGCACGTGTTTCTGCTGGTGCAACTGAAAACATTCGTTCAGTTAACTATGACGGCAACAGCGGTTCAATCAAACTTAGCGTTGACCTATATCAAAGCGACCACGGTATCGTTTCTATTGTAAACGGAAATCCTGACTGTATGCCAACACAAGCTGGTCAAGCAGGAATGTCTGGTTACTTAGTAAACCCAGAATACTACGGTGTTCACGAGCTTATCCCAATGGGTTCTACTCGTCTTCCAAATCTTGGTGGCGGTGAGCGTGGATTCGTTGACTGTGCATTGACACTCGGTGTATACAACCCTGGTGCTCACGGCAAGATTGTCGCAACTGCTTAACCCTTCACAAAGGAGATATAATAATATGTCACGTTTAACTGTAAATGAAGCTGGAACATCTGGCTATACTGACGAAATCACCCTTACACCTGGTGACTTCACGACTGCCGCTGGTAACACTACTACTCAAGTAAACATCCCTGTTAAAGAAGGTGATGTCATCGAGGGTGCTGCACTTAACATTACTGAAGCGTTCAGCGTTTCTTCTAACCTTAAGGTTGGTTATGATGCAAGTGTAACAGCAGGTGCTGCTGTAACTGAAGCGTTCATTCTTAACTCGAATGTAAACACTGCTCAAATCAAAGTTGACACTGGAACATCACTTGATGATGACGGTGCTGCTGGTGGAACTAAAGCTATCGCTACTGGCGATGGTAACATTACCATCATTTCTGCTAGTGCTCTTGACGGAAGTACAAGTGGCAAGCTTACCTTGCTGCTTCGTATTCGCCGCCTTGGTTTCTAATTAAATTCTGGTTGGGGGTGGCTGCGTAGCGGCCACTCCCTTCCTTTATTTTATGACGCAAATTATTACTACGTTGCCCGAAAAGGCATACACGGACGGAGAACTGGATGCTGCGTTTATGCACGAGATCCAGAGCGGCTTTGCACTTGAGCGAAAAACGGAAAAGGCTCGTGTAGAGCAGGCCAAAAAAGAAGCAGCAGAATTACGCGGGACTACTCACCCTACACTTGGTAAGCCAGTAGCTACCATACCAGCACGTGAGTACTTCCGACTAGTCAAGAAGTACGGTCAAGAGACTGTGCATTCTAAAGAATTTTTAAAGTACTACAACAAGAAGTTCCCAGAACTTAGCCCGAACAAAGCATAATGCAGACTAGAACCTACGGCGACCTATTTAAGTTAATCTCAGCACTGGTAGGTACTGGTGGTCAACTTGCAACGGGTGAACAAGATCAGCTTCGGCACTTTATTAACCGTAGGTTTCAAGAGGCTTTTGATGAAAGCCCTGTCTGGCCTCGATACCTTGTTAGTGGAGAAAAGCGTGATATTTACGCTTATAATATATCTGGTATTACTGCTGGTCTGCATACCCAGATGAACCAGAACTACAAGTTGCTCGGTTTGAACTCAGGTGCTCACGGCAAAACTGGGACTAATGTTTATCAAGGTGGCAGTACTAACACAACTTACATTTACAAAAACACAAGTAACGCTTGGATTATTGTTACTGGCATCAGTGGCAACCATACCGTTAACACTGACGATGAAATTGTTTTGTCAGCGGCTGGAACAGCTAAGTTTACTGAAGCTGATGCGGTAAAGAAGGACCTCATTGAGGACGTAGTCATATGGACAGAAAATGGAAGTGCCAATGGTCCTCCTATTATTCTTCCCAAGAACTTAATACCTTACGCACAAACAGGCAAGGATACCATCGGTGACTTCAATCGGATTCACCGCAAACAAGCGTTCCTGAATAACTCAGCTATTGAGTACGAATTCTTTGCAGATTTTGACGGGGCTAATATTCTAAACGTGATTAGCACCACGGATAACACCGCCTTTGTTTCCTACAAGAAGCAGTTCACTCCGTTTGACGTTACCTCTGGATACTATGATTCAAGCGTAGAGGTCCCAGGAGAGTTCTTTAATTACATTGCTCATTCTTCTTACGCTGATTTCCTTCGTGTTCAGAAC